AACATTAGTAGAAGTGCTGAAGAGTGCTGAATACGAAGAAGCGTATGCTCGTTACATTAAGACCGAGGACGCAACAGAAGTAAGATCCCTTCTCTCCGAGATGGTAGATTCAGGAACCGTTCCTGTACCGACCTATCTGAACGAGAAGATAATGACAGCTTGGGACAACTCCGAGCTGTTTGGAAGAGTCAACAAGTCCTACATCAAGGGAATAATCCGTCAGGGATTTGAGCTTTCTGCTACAGGAGCAGCAAAGCACACCGAAGGAGCTGCAGCACCGTCCGAGGAAGAGCTTGTCCTTGGTGTTGTAGAAATTTCCCCGGTCAGTCTCAAGAAATGGCTGTCAATTAGTGATGAGATCATGGATTTAAAAGGGCGTGAGTTCCTCGATTATATATATGATGAGATCGAATACAGGATCGTGAAGCTCGCTGAAGAGGAAGCAATCAAGATCATCAAGAATCTTTCGACCTCTGCATCTTCAAGTGCCGTTTCCGTCAAGAACTATAGTGGAGAACCTGCTGCAGACCTTTGCATCAAGGCTCCGGCTATCCTTTCTGATGAAGCAAGGAATCTCGTATTCATCGCTAACAAGCAGACAATCGCACAGTTTGAGTCTCTGACCACGGCTGATGGATATCTGTTCAACAATCCGTTCCACGGTATGCCTGCTATTGCACAGAACAGCCTTCCTTCCTATGAGTCGGCAAGTTCAGGAGCAGTTTATGCCATCATCGGTGACCTGTCTGCCTTCAGAGCAAACTTCCCCAACGGCAGCGAAGTCAAGTTCACATTCGATCCATATAGCCTTGCAGAGAAAGACCTTGTCAAGATCGTTGGAAGAATGTATGTCGGAATGAATGTTGTCGCTTGTGACAGGTTTGTCCTGGTTAAGAAGCCTGTTGTTTCCGGCTGATGAAGATAAGACTACTGAAAGACACAAGAGTGCTTATAGAGAAGGGGAGTATCGTTGATACCCCCTATTCTTATGCAGCAATGCTTGTAAGAAGTGGCTATGCCGTACCTTTTGTTGAAGAGCAGAAGGTAGAGCAGAAGAAAGAAGACAAGCCGAAGAAGACAACAAAGAAGAAGTAAACGGAGATTGACAATGGCTGACACAATTTTAGCAAAGACTAAACTTGCTTTAAGACTAAAGACAAGTGCGTTTGATTCAGAGCTTGTGGACTTAATAGCAAGTGCAAAAGAGGACTTAAGGATCGCAGGAGTTTTCAACACCGATGATACCGACCCAATTGTTGCAAATGCTATTGTGTCCTATGTCAAGCTGCACTTCGGTACACCATACGAGGATGCGAACTTGAGGAAGAGTTTCTACGCAAACCTTAAGGCATCCTATGATGAACAGAAAGCACAGCTCTCAATGGCTACAGGGTACACATCCTGGGATGGAATACCTGAATGAGGTGACATATGTACATACCTTGTGAATGCAAACTTATTGCTTTTCAGAAAGGACAGGATGCAGACGGATACACCGAGTATGTTCCCCATGATACAGATATGTTCTGTGCCATGAGTGGAGTTACCCATAGGGAATACTACGAAGCACTCCAGGCAGGGATAAAGCCTGTCGCTGTCATAGTGGTAAACGCATGGGAGTATGAGGAATCCTTCTACGGAACGAATCCACCTGAAAAGGCAGAGATAAACGGATTCAGATACAAGATAGAGAGAGCCTTCAGGAAAGACCTTGACCATTATGAGCTGACACTTTCATATGACCAAAAAGATAACGAGATAATATACGAGGGATGACATGGCTACAACGATTAACGCACTCATAAAGAACGGACTTAAGGACATCGGTGTTCCTGTAGTGCCTGACTACTATGACGGCACAAGAACGGAATACATCGTGTTCAACTTCATGATGAGACCGTACATCTTCAGCGATGACTTCCCTTATTCACTTATCTACGAGATCACGGTTCATTATGTGTGTCCACCGAAGAAGAATGCTATTGCTACAAGAGAGAACATCATCAGAGCCATCTATGAGCTTGACGGAACTTATCCTGAAGAGACCAACGCAAGTACGGAAGATGAACAGCACTATATCTACGAATTTGAGATCGCAGGAGACACGATAGTATGAGATTCGATTTAAGGGATCTTGAGAGATTTATCTACAATATGGGTGTCAATGTGGCATTGCTCAATGCTGATGACCAAAAGGCTATCATTCAACCGTGTGCAAAGGTAATAAAAAAACACATTAAGGTAAATGCCCAAAAGATGCTCAAAGGAAGGTACTTCCTTGAACAGGTTGCAAAGAGTGTGTCCATGACTATCCACTATACCAAGGACAAGTTACATACTCCCTATTATCTAATCAACTTCAAAGGAATGTTAGATAAAAAGGGAGCTAACGATCAGGTTTTAGGTGGTCCTGAACGAGCAGCAGCCGTAGCATTCTTAAACGAATATGGTGTGCCTACTAAAAATGCACAGAAAAGACCAAGACCTTTTATCAAGGAAGCAATCTATGATGGAACGATTGAATCATATGAAGAGATCGCTAACATCCTTGGACAGATTGTGGCAAACAAAATTACTAAATAGGAGAAACATATATGGCAAAAATCGGATGCAAACATCTTTGCTTCTGCAAGAGTGGTGAGTCCACAGGAACTCATCTCGCAGGACTTGTTGAAGCAAACTTGACAATTACTAACGCAACAGGCGAACTGTATGCCGACAATATCCTTTGGCTCTCCGACAGCGAGTTTGCGAGTGGTGAACTTGCTGCCGATATAGCAGACCTTACGCTTGAACAGGAAGCACTCCTCTTCGGAGCTACCTATACTTCAGGATCAAAGACCCTTGAAGCAAAGGCAGGAGATACTCCGGCAGCAGGAATCCTTGGATTCGTAAGATCCATAGTCAGAAGGAACGCATCAGGTGTTGGCGAAAAGAAGTATCAGAGCGTAGTGTTCCCCAATGTTAAACCTGCAAGGGGAAGCGAGAATGCTTCCACAAAAGGTTCTTCCATCGAGTATCAGACCAACCCGGTAACCTTTACCATCATGGCTGATGCTAACAACAAGTGGAAGATAGTTAAGGAACATGACTCCGAGATCGCAGCAATTGGCGAAGTCAACACACAGTGTGGAGTAACAGTTTCTGCATAAGCAATCAGGGAAGGGGATAAAACCTCTTCCCTTTTTTCTTGTATCTATAGGGGGATAAAAGATGATACAGAGATTCACCGACATTACATTCAGAGACAAGCATATAAGACTATGTTTTACGATGGATGTCTTACTGAACATCCAGGAAGAGTACAATTGCACATTCTCTAATCTGTTTGAAGATCTTGATGACAGACGAAGATGGGAAAGGGAACAGAGCCTTATTGTTAAACTTGCCCTTGAAGGGAAGACTATAACGGATACCGAAGAAGATGTATCCACATTTACATACACAGACTTTGAACACATACAACCCTGGGAGAGAGAAAACCTTGTAAACGCAATGTGGTCGGCTCTTGCCAAGGGATTCAAGAAAGACTACGAAGACGCAGAAGTGGATGAGACACTTCTTGAGATAAAAAAAAAGAAAACAGATATTCTTCAAAAAGTGAAGCACTTAATACAGCTAAAACGCTTGGGATCGCAATCAAAGAATACCTGAAGTTAAATCCGGGCATGGTCTATGACCTTATCGAATTATGGAACAGACAGCACGGAGCAAAAGAAGAGAATCTGATATAAGGAGACTATAAATGCCTAACGCAACAAGAAGAGTATCGGTCAAGATCGCTCTTGACGGCTATGAAGAATACAGAGCGACCGTCACCAGGTTGAATAACGCTAACAAGTTATTTGCGTCCGAACTTGGCACACTTAACGAAAAATTAAAGGCTAATAGTACAGATACCGAAACCCTGAAGAGAAAACAGGAAGTGCTGAAGGCTGCTTTTGACAATCAGAAGAGAACCGTCGAAGTAATGGCACAGCAACTCGCAAGGGCAAAGGATGCCCAAGCTGCTTATAAGGATGCTGTTGAAAAATCAGAAGCGAAAGTTAAAGCTGCTGAAGATGCTCTGAACAAGTACAAGAATACTTCTGATGCAACCGATGATAAGATCAAAGAACTTGAAAAAGCACTCGATGATGCAAACAGGGAACTCGATGAAAACAAGGGAAATCTTGATGCAGCAAATCGTGGTGTTATGGATATGGAGACGGCATTAAACAATGCCAACACACAGCTCTATAAGTATGAAGCTGCTCTTGTAGACAATCAGAAAGAACAAGATAAAATAAACGGCACATATAAAGAAGGAGCAACCTATGTAGGTGAACTTGGAACTAAATTTAAGGATACCGGAAAGGACGCAGATGACTTTAAAGACAAAGTTTCAAAAGCGGTAGACTCTATTGCCAAGAACGAAGCCTTTCAGAAGATAAAGGAATCCGTAGAAGCCATAAAAGATGCCCTGAAGGAATGTATAGATACTTCTATTAAATTTGAATCAGCTTTCGCAGGAGTGGCAAAGACATGGAGTGGTTCTGAAGAAGACCTTGCTGCATATTCAGATACCATTAAAGAGATGGCACTCCGTCTTCCTTCAACTACAACAGAGATCGCAAAAGTCTCTGAAACGGCAGGACAGCTTGGTATTCATACAAAGGACATGGAGAAGTTTACCGAGACCATGATAGGACTTGGTAATGCTACGGATATCACAGCAGATGAAGCAGCCATGTTGGCAGCACAATTCAATGCCGTCAACGATTTCGGAACAGAGAACATTGACAAGTTTGCATCGGCTGTTGTTTGGCTTGGTAACAATTCAGCCACAACAGAATCGAAGATCATGGCAATGGCACAGAGACTTGCATCGGCAGGTACACAGGCAGGAATGTCAGCTCAAGACATCCTTGGTGTGGCAACAGCTCTGTCATCGACAGGTATCGCAGCAGATGCAGGTGGTGGCTCGTTCTCTAAATTCATAGCAAACCTTCAGGTGGGTGTTGAGACAGGAAAAGTCGGCAAGATCAAACTTGAAGAATTTGCAAAAGTCGCAGGAATGACGGCAAAGCAATTTAAAGCACAATGGAGCAAAGACCCTGTTGTTGCTATTCAGAAATTTGTGGATGGACTTGCATCGGCAGAAGATGAAGGAAAATCATCAATTAAAGTTCTCAAGGAACTTGGCTTGACCGAGATCAGAATGAGGAATGCACTCCTCTCTCTTGCATCAGGCGAAAACAAGCTGACCAAGTATGTAAAAGGTTCTAATGATGCATGGGAAGATAATGTTGCACTCCAGGATGAGGTTAAGAAGAGATACGATACCACAGAATCACAGACTAAGATTCTAAACAATAACATTGATGCGATGAAGAGAGAGATAGGCGATGCCCTTATTCCTGTCATCCGTGACGCAATAGAAGCAGCAATTCCTATTGTTCAGAAGATAACAGAATTTATCGAAAAGAACCCGGAACTGATTCAGCAATTAGCACAGATGACGGCTGCTGTCATTGCTGCCACCACGGCTGTGGCAACTATTGGAACCGTCATAGCAGCAATAAGTTTAGTTGGGTCACCTGCCTTGTTGATAATAGCAGGACTTACGGCAGGAATCGGTGGCTTGATAGAAGCGATGCAAAGACAGGCAAATAGCATTGAGAACTATACACCTTCATTAGAGCATTACGGAGAAGCTGTTGTTGGATATAAGGACAGAGTCGATGACCTTTATAAATCCTACTACAATCAGATTGGTATCTTCTCCGACAATCAAGCAAAAGTTGATGAGTACATGGGTACTTTGGAGAGACTTGACAAGAAGAAGAAGCTCTCCAAGGATGAACAGAAACTCTATAACGATACACTTGAGAAACTTAAGGAAATCATTCCTGACCTTAATGTCAAGATAGACAAGAAGACAAAGAAGATCCAAGGTGGAACTGAAGCTCTTAAGGATCAGATAACTGAATGGAAGAATCTCAAACAAGCCGAAATGGAAGAGATGCTGATGAATGCTCTCATGCAGGAGAAGATCGACCTTCAGATAGAGATGAGCAAACTGAACCGTCAGAAAACTCTTGAACAGACAAAACTCGACCGACTCCAAAAAGAATATAACGAAAAGCTCGAAAGAGAAAAGTGGTTATATGAACACAAGAGTAGCTTAAATCAGACGGAACTTCAGGAACTGAAAGACCTTCATAAAGCAAGAGTCGAACTTGGCGATGAGATTCTGCAAACGCAGAAGAACATAGAAGACCTTAATTACACCCTTGAAGCTGATGTCGATGCAATGATAGATGTCGATAAGAGAATGAACTCGATGGAAAACTCCATGAAGGGCATCGATAGTCAGGCAAAGCCAACGATAGATGCAATGAAAGAAGTTGGATGGACAGCAGGTGAAATGGGCAAAGACATGGAAAAGGCAGGAAAGACATCCGAGGAAGTTGCCGATGATATCGTTGCAAACTTTGGTATATCCGATGACTTAAGGAGAAAAGCCGGAGAATCTATGGATGCTTATACGAAGAGACTTCGTGAAGCAGGTATAGATGAAGAAACGATTACCCAAATCAAAAACTACTATGTCAACAACCTTCCAACAAGTTTTGGCTCTCAAGGTGAATCGGCAGGTGCATCCTATGGCGATGGAATGGTTAAAGGTATTAATTCCAAGAAGGGTTCTGTTGAGTCTGCTGCAAGATCATTAGCAGGAAGGATGAACACCGTCACGAGACAAGTCCTTCAGGAAAAGTCTCCGTCCAGGGTAGCAATGGAAATCGGTGAATACTATGTCGAAGGACTTGCAATCGGTCTTGAAGATGAAGAGGACAACCTCTATAAGACGGCAAAAGACATAGCAACCAACATGAACAACACTATGGATCACTCCCTTGATTCTTCGCTGATATTCGGCAACCAAGGTTCACTCGATCTCAATACATCAGGGAAACAGACCGTACAGATAAAGCAAGATGATTCAACACAGAAAGACCTGACCACGATGGTCGGACTTATGGAGAGATACCTTCCTGCCTTTGCCAATATGCAAGTGGTCATGAATAGTGGAGAGCTTGTCGGAAGCATAGCACCGAAGATAGATGAATACTTCGCTAACGAACAATTAGCACATGAAAGAGGTATGTAATGTTAACTGTTATCCAAGTAGATGAAACATCATATGACCTTAAGGATGACCTTGGATGGATGACGGATTTCCCTGAATCCTTCAATGCACCGAAGGTAAGAACGAACTACAAGACCATTCCTGGAAGGAACGGAGACCTTGACCTTACGGAGATAGATGGTCATCGGTACTATGAGCCGATAGAGTTTACCATTGTAGCCAACAGACTATGCCGAACATCAGCCGAGATCATTCAGTATGGTTCACAGCTCATGAATCTGTTCAACGGAAAAAGGGGAAGGATATACCTTGACACGGCTGACTATTATTATGACGGCAGAATAACGGTCGGAGCATATGAAAGGGATGGACTTCGCCTTGGAGTGGAACTCACGATAAGAGCATTCCCTTACAGACTTGCAGAGGAGATGACACAGAT